ATATCTATTTTACTTTTTCCTAATATTCCATCTGTAGATAAACTTTTTATATGTATTATTTCATCATTAAAAAAGGTATACGGTTTATTATTTAAAGTTGCTTTATATATAATTTCACCCGTTGTATAATCTTGTAGAACTTGTACATTATTCAAGATCCAAAGGTTAATTGCTTTACCTCTTCGCCTTTCTACCCACACATAAGTATTACCATCTAACAATAATTTAACTGTTAATGTTTGCTTAAATGTGCTAGGTGTCATATATAGATTAGGTCTCTTTTCAAGTAAATAACTAACATCATTATCAACTCTATTACTGCCATCTTTATTTTTCTGATATATGTGAATAGGCAACTTAGAAATAGAGCTTGCAATTATATCAGTACAAGCATATACACCACTAATTGTTAAAGCACTTTCTTTTGTTACTTTCTCTCCACTTGTTGTAGTTCTACTTTTTATTAAACTTGTAAACCAATCACTCTGATTTACTGTTTCAGTTGTTGTATTTTTTATAGACCACATTTTATTAAATATGCCCATTTATTTCACCTACCTTTCTATAGTAAATTTATTAATATCATTATTAATTACTATCCTTTTTAGGTAGTTTACTTAAGATTAAACCTATCAAAATCAAAATCGTTGACAGTGCTATCATTCCACTAAATTTACTTACATAAATAAAAAAAGCTGTAGTTAATACACTACATCCTCCTAAAATCAATATATCATCTATATTTTTCATTATAAACGTAACTAGTATCATTAAATATTGTTTAATTATTTTTCCTATAGTGTCCACTCTCCCTTCTTAATAAGTTCATTTAAATTAGGTTTAGGTTTTTCATTTCTCATACTAAATTTGTGTGCATCTACCCAACAAGCTACTGGATCAATTCTCTTAAATCTGCTATTTTTATCTAGCATTACATACCCTTGTCGTGGTGGTGTCAATTCACAGTTATTCATAGCCCATGCTAATAGCTCATCATTTTTATTATATTCTATATTTCCACCTTCTACACTGTATCGAATATCCATAACACTATCATTTAGGCTTTTAGAATTTTGAAAAATATTTAAACAATCTACTCCAAATTCATCTAAATCAGCTAAAAATGCACTTGCATTGTGCTCATCATAACAAATTAAAGTTAATTTTAAATCATATTCATTAATTTTTTCTTCAATATACTTTAAAACTTCTTTGTAATCTGTTTTAATACCATAACTTGCTGTAGTAACTGTTAATATTTTTTTTTCAATCCATGATTTATATGGAGCATTATCAGTTTTTTCATGTTCACTTACTCTATTTTTAGGTATAAAAGAATGATGATGTACAAAATAGCACTTTTCATTTTTAGTATTGAACCAAGTAAATTCAAAACAAATACTCGTTAAATCTCCACCACTACTTAAATCTATTCCTAAAATAAATTCTTGTCCTCTAAAATCTTCTAAAGTTTTATTACTAGCACACTTATTCCATGCTGTCATATTCATATATTTTGTTTCTGTAAATTCAACCCACATATTTAATTGTTTAGTAAGAAAATCGTTCCAATCCTTACTACCTATTGCTTTAGCACTTTTATAAACTGGTATTAAATTTTCTAATGCCTCTCTATCATATTGAAGCATAGGATTAGCTTTTATCCAATTTTGGTAATTATTCAAATCATCCTCTTCATCCATTTCAGCAATATATATAAATTTGCTTTCATTTTTTTCAGTACCTTCCAATATCTGTTTACAATATTTGTACATTTTATGGCAAGGAGATTCTAATTCAAATCCTGCTGTAGTTATTACCGAAATTAAGCTTTGCTTTATTTTCTTTTGTCCACCTTCCATTAACTTGTACATTTGATTATCTTTGTGAGCGTGATACTCATCTATTACGGTTAGTAAAGGTCTTAATCCATCAAGCCCTTTTGTATCCCTACCCAATGCTTTAATTACAGTATTAGTTAGATTACATATAATAGTAGATTTATATTCTTGTACGGTAAATAATTCACCTAAATCATCATCGCTCTGTATAAACTTATTCATTTCATCCCAAACAATTTTTGCTTGGTCGTGTTTAGTTGCTACACAAAATATTTTCCCATATTTATACCCACTAAAATTACCTAAATATGTACCTAAAATACCATTCAAAAAAGATTTACCGTTTTGCCTTCCTAATTGTATATAACTACTTCTAAATCTTCTGTATTCTTTATCTTTAGTTACCCAACCAATTAAAGAACCCAATATAAACTCTTGAAATTGATAACAAGTTAAATTTACTTCTTCTTCACCTTCTGCAATAGTTAAACTATTAGCAAAATCGATAATTGCATTGGCTTTATTTACATCAAATTTATATTTGTAAGGTGCTAATTTACTTTTTTCTAAATCTTCTAAATGTCTTTGACAAGCTAATTTAACAGATTTACCAGCAATTAATTTATTATTTAATACATCATAACAATATTGGGTAACTCGGTCTTTAAACATCTTTAACACCAAATTTCTCAAATTTATTCTTTGGTTTTTCTTCTTTTTTTGGTATTACCAACTTACATCTACTAGAAATAGTTAATCCTAAATCAGTTGCTCCTTGTCTACAAATTTTATTTAATTTTTCTAATTTTAACAGTAACTTATCATAATCATCATCTAAAATATTTGTATTTTTTATTTTTTTAGCAATCTTCTTAAATTGTTCTTCAGCGACGATATATCGTGCTAAACCCTCTACATCAATATTTGCAATTATATTTATCTTTTTTAATTCTTCTGCATACCATTCAAATGTTTGTTTTTGTTTTTTGGTAAGATAAGAAGGTGCAACAACATTGTCGCTGTTTACTTCTATCTCACCATTTTTTCTTTTTTCAATTTCTTCCTTTGTTAAATGCTTTTTACCTTTCTCTTGTAATAAATTTATAGGTTGTCTTGGTCTTGCCACCTTCTACACCTCACTTTCATCAAAAATTTTCATTTAGGGAGTTTTTACGGAAAAACACTGCGACCACGGACTTTTTAATAAATATCTATAGAGATCTAACCGTGGGGGGGGATTAATTCAAAAAATAAAAAAGCACTAACTTTTTAAATTAGTACCAAATTCCTTTTCATATTTTCTTTTTAGTTCTCTTAATAGTTCTTGCATTTGTTTCTTATCCTTAGCACTCCTATCATATTCTCTATGCACTATCTTATGAACTTTATCAGATAAAGGAATAAGATTATCTTTATCTAATTTCTTATCCCAATCTTCTTTAAGCTCTATAATATGATGTATATAATCTACATATTTAATTTCATGTAATATATAATAACTATATAAACATATATTATTATACTTTCTTCTTACTATATCTCTTACTATTATCCATTCCTTACTAGAATAAAACTTCTGTTCTCTATTATCTTTTCTATTCTTCTTATATTCTTTATAGCTTTCTTTCTTACTCTTATCATATTTATTCTTACATTCATCACACATTCTTTTATTATAGTCTATTACTTTTCCACACCTGCATAATTTCTTTAAAGCAATATCAATCACCTTCCTATATAATTACTTCTATATTTCTTTTTATACTTTCTTTAATAGTTTGTCTTATATCTTTCATTACTTTCTCTGAGTCTAATTTAAATTTTACTGTAACTTTACTTTTATCTGTTTTAATTCTTTCACCTTTTGGTAAATCTATAGTTTCAATATTTTTAAACATCTCTCTACCTCCAATATTTTTAATCAATAAAAAAGACACTAACAATCAAGTTAATGTCCTTCCTATGCTTTTATTACTTAAGACTCTTTATTTTCATATATTTCCTTTTTTACATCACATAAATAATATAATATTGCAATACACTTATTACTATTTGTTCTATTATTATATCCAGTATCTGTACCATGAATTATAGCATGTCTATTAAACTTAGAATAGATTTCATTATTATTATATTTTTTATCTATATCCCAAGTATTAACTACTAGGCAACTTAATATCTCAAGTGGATAATATAACATTGAATATATACAACTATCTTTCCCAACCTCAATATTATTTTCTTTCAATAAGCTTTCTAAACTATTTTTAGTTTTTGGTTCATTTTTACCCCTAGGCTTAGAATATAAACTAACACCCAACATTTCCTTACATATTCCATCTGCTTGTGTCAAAAGCACTGGTATACTAAGTGTATATAATCCTCTTTTGTGTGCATTATAAGCATCTTCAATAATTTTATAACGGTCAGGAAATATATTTAATATTTTTTTTATTAATTCTTCTGACTCATTATTAATGAAATCATTCATTACTTTATTAATATTTTCTCTATACTTCTTTACATCATTATCAGTTTTATATTCTTCAATAATATTATACAATTGATTAATATCATTTATTGAAAATTCTCCAAAAGTATACCATCCAAATTTCAATAATTCTGTATTTATTTCTTTAACTTTTTCAGGAAATTTTATAGCATTTATTGAATTAGTTATATCATCAAACTTTTTAGCCATATCATAACTAATCTTTGCTAAATCATTTATTATATTTTGATGTTGAAATTGTATAGGTTTTATGACATTGGTAATATTCTTATATGCATCTCTTATTTGTTCTGATAATTTATTCACCTGCTGAAGATTTTTTGTTACATATGTGGGTATAGTAATCTTAGATACTGAATTAATAATGCTTTCTAGACCCTTAGGTATTTTAAATGATTCCTGAATCTTTTTCATGCATTTATTTTTTTCATAATTAATTGAATTGTAAAAATCTTCGAAGTGATTACCAGTAGAATTTTCATTATAATAATCACTCAAATCATCTGACTGATCAATTACCAATTTTAATATTTTAATTAAATATTTATCATCTATTTTATATATATCATTTATATTTATATCATCAATTAATTGATTAATTTGTGGTACATTATCTTCAACCATTGAAAATATCAAGCCACAAAACGCTTTTCTATAATCTTCAAATTTTTCATATTCATCAAAATATTTTATATGAGCATTAATTCCATACCATATTGGTATACAAAGTACACCTTTATCAATATTAACTTCGATTATTTTTGTATTTTTTTTATTCTTAGTATCATCTTCCATAAAGTTACCTCCATTCATAAAAAAGTTTAACATAAACTTTATTCTATTTAATAACTTTAATATGATTTTTAATATTTATTTCACATAATAAAAAAATAACTATAAAAATACTTTTTCATTTATAATATACTCACACCTAATTTTCTACAAAATAAAAAGATAAGTTTCTAATATTTTATATTATAATTACTTTGTAAATTTCTTATTTTTTTCTATCTTTGATTTTATAACTTTCCTAACTTCTTGTATAGTTTCATTTATAATTCTAATAATTTTTATTCCAAGTAATATAGCATATACAATAATTATTGCAATAACCATCAATTTAAAACTAATTTTAGGTGAAGAAAATATTACATTCATTATATAATAAAACATAACTAATACTGGTACTGCTAATAATTTTATTACTGTTATTATTAATGATTTATAAATTGTATCTTCTCTTAAATTTTTTAATTCTTTTTCTTCTAATTTTTCACTACGTCCATTAATTTCTTTAGTACACCTCTGAATCTCTGAGCTAAATTCAATTAAAAATATTGCTGCGAAGAATAATATATTTAAAGATGCACACAAAGTTATTAATTTCGTAAACTCTAACTTATAGAATATATTTCTTTTATAAAAAAATATAAGAATCCAACTTGGAGATATCATTGCTAAAATTATCAATAAAACACTTAATATTATAGAAAAGTCTTTATTTTTTATACATATTATTATAAACTCTAATACTTTGTCCATATATTTACTTTATAAGGGACTATGTTATAATTGCAATCCCATATCTAAAGTCCACCACCCTTATATAATTTTAATATAATAATTGGATTTTACATTATTATACTATTAATTTTAAAATAACATTTATAATAATTTATAATTCTAAAAATGTTTAAGTTAATAGATACTCTTAACTATTAATTTCTTTCCACATTTCATCAAATAATCTACCTTCTAAAGAAATACTTCTTTTATCATCACCTTTTTTAAATACCACTGTCCCACTTGGTTCTCCTCCACAATAAGATTTACAAATAGATTCTACTTCTACAACTTTATAACCTTCATGAAATAGCTTCATTACAATCGCTTCTTTGTCATCCAACTTCATCCATTCATCTATATTTTCCATATATATTCCTCCATGTTAATCATTTATTATGCCTTCCTCATCTGTAATAATAACATTTTTACAGATTTGACATTCTATATTTCCGTCTTTTGTCATATTGCCTTTTATTTCTTTATTTGTTTCATTATTAAAAAAGTGTATTGCTAAAATTTCTTTTATATCAACATATCTTACATCTATATTTAGTGCATATTCATTTAATTCTTCACTAAATTTAATTGCATTATGAAATGTTTCATGAAAATCAGTCATATCTTTTTCTTCATAATATCCATAAATTATTTTAGGATTTCTTATTTTATTAAGATATAATTCTGACATTATTGTCTTTAAAATATGTTGGTCATTTTGAATAGACATTCCCATTATAAAAAAAGTATTTATCTTTTTTTGATGTATTATTTCGTTAATAATGTGCGAAAGATGTATCATTTTTTTATTTTCATGATCCTTACTTGACATTACATTTATTATATTTTTTTGAACTTTATTATAAAAATAATCTCCAATTAAAATATCTGAAAAACTTATATATTCATTATTATATTTAAAACCTAGTATTTGATTTTGCACAACTTCTTGTTTATTTAATACAAACTCTCCATGCAAATGATAAATTTGTTTATTAGGTATTATTTGCTCTAAAATTTTATCATAATTTAAAGTTAAAATTGCATTGAATTGATTTAAAAATAATTGTAAACTGTTTAGATTGATATTTTTGTTATTTTCTAACTGCTCATAATTTACTGCTTTACCATTATTAAAAATAGCTATGCAAAATAACAACCTATAGTATGTATTAAATCCATTTAACAATGTAGATTCTAATATTTTTCCTTTTATATCTCCATTCTTTGCAAATATAATTTCACTTTTATCTCCAATATATACTAATGTTATAAAAATATTGTCTTTAGGAAAATCATATATTTCTTTACTCACATCTAATTCTTTAATTAAAAAATAAAAATATATAAGGATTGTCCAATATTCTATATTTACATATTGTACTCCATCCTTACTAGACTGGCAAATTTGCTTAACCAAATCCAATTGACCAACACCAAATGTTGTAGTCATTAATTGATTACTATTTTCTAAAATATTAACTAATTCACTATTGTTTAAAATAGAATTAGCGAAAATTAAAGCATCTTGAAAAATTTTTAATATTTCATCTTCTTTACTATATTTAATATATTGTAATACTTCTTTATAATTAATTATATTCTTTTTCTTAAAGGTATTATTAGATTTAGTTTTAAATACTCCGTTCCTAATTAAATTTTTATGTGCTTCATATAAACGATTAAAAATTGTAGTAAAACTTTTATCAAAATTCATACTAAATCCATTACCACATAAAAATGCACAATTTTCTTCATTTATAATTGTATTTATTTCTGTTACATTAATTTTTCTCATAAAATTCACCTATTATAAAATTTTATTATTATAGAAAATAATTAGTCGTATATTTGCTTTAGTTGTCTCTCAAAATATTCTACTATTTGTTTAAAAGTAAAATTTGAACTATTGCCTGATTTAAGACAACAATCATCTTTGACTATATTTTTTTCTGATTCGCAATCAACAATTTTTAATATTACATTACTATTTTGAATATATGCTTTAGCCAATTCAATTGATTTTTCTTTTATTTCTTTATTATCCATAATATAATTCCTCCAAAATATAATATTCCATATAACATCCAATATTCTACATTTAAACAAAATTTCCTTCAATATTTATAATTTTTCCCTATATTTTCTACATTCAGATATAACTTCATCACACTTTTCACATATGTTCTTTCTATTATCTTCCATATTATCTATATACGTCTTAAGCAAATACTGAACTTCTATATTATTTACATTATAAACCTTCTGTGCTTCATCTAATAATTCTTTAAAATCCATATCTTTTCTTTTTTGTTCCTCTATTACTTTTTCCTTACATTCTTTATTATTTTTTTCTCCTCGTATTCTTTTTACAGTTTCTTGTAATTCTTTACAAGCCATTTTTATTTCTTTTAATTCATTATCAGTAAAATTTTTAAATAGCATACTTATATCCTCCAATACTATTATTTATTTTAATTCTTTAATTCTTCCATTTATACTTCCTCCATTTTCTTTTTCTTCACAGCTAATGCAACATGCTTAAAACAGTTGTTATATTTCTTCAAATCTGTATGTTTATCAAATTCTAATAATAATTCATGTAGTCTCTCATTATTTTCAAATATAAATGCAAATAAATTTTGACCATGTCTATTTATTAGCTCAATTCTTTTTTCAAATATATCATGACAATAAAGCCAACTAATCTTTCCCCTATTAATTAAAGCTATTTCATTTCTTTCTTCCATTTTTATTTCCCCTTTCATTAATTAAATAAAAGAGCTGTAGACTTTAAAAATTTCTACAGCTCAATCATATATTTTATATTGGTAATATATTCATACAACTCCACTTCTGCCCTGTTCTAATCTGACTAATGTAATTTCGATTAATACCAGTTTTTTTACTTATTTCTGTATTGCTCAATCCCATATTAATCATTTCTTTAATTTCTATTATTATTTCAATATCATACTTACAATTGCCATTATTAGCACCTTGTTGAGCTTTTTTCATATTACTTGTATCCGTAACTTTTTTATTAACTCCACCATAAGGCTGTTTATTAATCAATGTCCAGCCATCTATTTTTTTTACATATTCCATCCAAAACTCTTCTCTTTCTTGCAATTTTTCTCTTGAACATTCTTCTAATATCGTATATTTAATTCTTTTACAATCTAAATTATAAGCTTCTTGTAATTTCTTGTATTTATGTTTTCCAGCCTTCAAAAAACTATCGTGATTGCTCCATCTTTTTCCTATATCTGTACTCTGTCCCACATATATATTTCCTGTTTCTACATCTTCAATTCCGTATATTCCTATTACTTTTATTTTCATAGCTATATCTACTCCTTCGCTTATCATAAATTTGTTTTCTAAAAAGTTATTAATCCGTTTTTTAAAAATCGTACTCAAAAAACATAAAAAAGATATAAGATTTTTTTCCTATATCTTTTTTACTTATATGTATAAAATTTTTACTACAAGAGGGCATCCCCACAAACCTCTAACAATATACTTAAATTCTATCAATAGACAACTATATTAATAGTAAGTATAAAGGCTTAACGTTATCATTAGTGGGTTTTCACTTACGAAGTCATCTTCGTTTTTTAATATGTAATTATTTTTTAATTTTATATTGTATTTACTTTCAATATGTGTTATAGTATAATTAGTATTTTATATATAGTTTTTAAGAAATAAAAAAGATACCAATATAATATCTTAATTAACTTTTATATCCGTTAGTCAATTGACTTAGCATCTTCCAAACACCCTCTTGGTTTTCGGTTTCTTTATTATCCTCTGTTTCTTCATTCATTATTTTTTCAAAAATACTACAACTTTCTGAAACATCTATGTATTCAGCCACTTCTTCTGCTGTAGTAAAATAACTATCTGCCCATACCCACAAACCATCTATCCAGTAAATAGTATCAACCAAAATTTTATTATACTTTTCATTTATATTAGCATTTTTAAATATATCTTCATTTTCTAATATTTTTTTAACATTATTTATAGTATCCTCACCAATTGATTCTAAGTAATCCTTTGTAAAATTTCCATCATCTATTATTATATTATTTTTCCCTTTTAACATTTCCTGTACTTTTATGCAGCTTTCTTTTATGTATTCTAACTCTTTTTCATTAAATTTTATCATTATTAAATCCTCCAATATTATTATATTTTACTTACATCTGTACACCCATATAATCTATCCACGCATGATCTATATCCTCATATTTTTCATGTAATTTTAAATATATCCCATCTTCTTCTTTTATAAATTGGAAATCCTCTATTTCTTCTACTCTACAAACTACACAAGTTAAATAATCCACTAAATCTAATTGTATTAATACTTCTTCATCATTTTGTTCATGGATAAAATAAATAAAGCCTCCGCCCATTTCATCATCATTGAACTTTTTTAATACCTTTTTTAACTCTTTGCTTTCTCCCATTGCCATATTACATTTCTCATTTATTTTTTCAAATGAATCTTCAAATAATTTCGTAGAATTAATCATATCTTCTGTTAATGTTGTGTTTATTTGTAAACCTTTCTTTCTTTTTATTTCTTTGTAAACTTTTTCTAACATTATCATAACATCATCCTCCATCTTTTTTGATTTATATTCTTTATATGTTTTTTCGTATATTTCCTTCATAAATTCGTTTAACTCATAATAATTTTCCATTTTACTTTCTAAATTATTATCAATCCTAATCAATTCTTTGTTATTGTTGTAAAAATAAACATACTTTTCATTTTGATAAGAATAAGCTCCCTCTTCATTTAAAACCTTTTTAGCATATTGAATTTCTTCAATTTCACTTAATTCCTTGTTTGTAAATTTTCTTAACATATTTTCATCCTCCATTTTATTTAAATTATCTTCGCAAAAGTATTGCTCACCCTATAAATATATGTTATAATAGAAGGGGTTTTATAAATACTTTTAAATAAAAAAATTATAAATGTGGCTACTTCTCACCTCGCCACATATCTCTCTGTCTTATAACTTTTAGATTTATAGTCATAACTTAGTTTTAAATCTATTCAGATTAGAAGAGTTATTCCCTCCCATATAGAGTGAAAATAAACCCTCTGTACTCATTGATATTACTTGTCCACATAAAATGGGTCGTGCAATTTTTTCAAAATTTTTTATCCTAACTTTTTATATTTAACTTCATATATATGTATATCAC